AGGGGGATTCACTCGCTGCGCTCGCCCTTCGGGTGGCCTGCGGCCATGCAAAACGGCGGGCCGTTTTGTCGAACCCCGGTCGGGGCTTCTCATCCCCCTCAGCGCAGAATATGCAAAAAAAAAGTCCAGAGGTTAGTCTGGACTCTTCTTTGAATGTGGCGGTGAGAGGGGGATTCGAACCCGCGAACAAACCGCCGCAATATATTGTAATAAATAGCATTTTTCATATCCCATTTTCCCACGTGCATTTTACGTGCACTTTCTTTTCCATAACTGTTTATTCGCTGCCTGACTTTAATCCGGGCCGTGAAAGATTTCCGTCATAGTCTGCCAGGTACGAGCCGTAGTTTCTGAACAGCATATCTGGTCCCTTATGCCCCATCTGCTTACACAACCAGAACAGGTTAACGCCCGCGCTGATATGCATCGTCGCGAACGTGTGCCGGGTCTGGTACGGATTGCGGTACCGGATTTTTGATGCCCTCATAATGTGGCGCCACGCTTTCTGTCGAATGTCGCCCGAACCGGACCAGGGCTGTCCGTTGCTCGGATCCTCAAACACAAATTCACTCTTCATCAGCGTGAATTGCTTCTGTTCGTTCAGTGCATGGATTGCCTCGTCGTTGAGTTCAATTTTCCGGGTACCAGATTTAGTTTTTGTCCCTTTGAAAATGCCTTCAACAATGGCGTTCTGAACAAAGGCGGTTCGCCTATTAAAGTCGATGTCTGCCCATTTCAGCGCGCACAGTTCTGATGGCCGGACGCCGGTATTGAATGCAAACTGAAACGTGGTTTTCCACTGCAGATATTTGCAGTTCAGGTAGATGTTCCGTATCTCGTCTGGCGTGAAAGGGTCCACCTCATACTCTTCAGTATTGCCAGACTCGACCGAGAAATAACGTGATGCGTTGATATGGGAAACGGGGTTGTCCGGTATCAGGCCATCTGTAACGGCTTCATCTATGGCGCTGCGCAGGAATGACAGCCGGTTACGGATGGTCTTCAGTTTGGTTTTTCTGCTGGCCACCCAGTGTTTCAGTGCTGAAGGCGTCAGGTCGGTAACACAGATTTTGTGTAACTCACTGAGCGCGCGCAGGCATTTGCGATAACCGTCCATGGTCGAGGGTGAGAGGTTCCGGTTTTCGCATATCACCAGATACTCTTCAAGATAATCCTTCACCGTTTTTTTCTTTTTTTCATGACCGAAAAGAGCCGCTTTTTTGGAGCGGGGGAAATAACTCAGGTAGTGAAATTCCCCCGTAGCGATCCGGTTTTGTATTTCCCCCAGGTACCTCTCTGCGTATTTAATATTGCGCGGGTTAACTTCCATTCCTGACAGGGGCTCACGGCACAGAACCCCTTTATAAGTGAATGTCAGCTGAAGTGTGTCCCCTGTTTTATGCTGCCGAACGGTTATTCCGCGCGGTAAAGCGGATCCCTGCTGTTTCTTGCCCATCTGTTCACCTCATCAAGATCAATCCAGCGTTCACGGACGCCGTCCACTTTTAATACGTGAACACCTTCCTGCCAGATCTTCCTTTGTATCCGTTTGTTAATGGCTTCGATCGATTCGCCGGTGTTTTTGCAGTAGGTGGAAAGGGGGACACAATGTAGGTTCATGCTACTTTCTCCACTTTTAATAGCTGAGCTGCTCTATTGATCTGTGACATAAACGCGGCGCCACGTGATTCAAGATGGTCACGACTGACATAATCAAACTTTTGACCTCTCCATGATTTATCGAAAACCGCGATAGCGGCCCCAAATCCGGCAGAAGATTCACTGGGCTGGCCTTCCTCTGGCCGGTACCAGACGGGCAGGTCAAAACTGATTCGGCCCCGAATGAATGCGATATGGTCGGCATCCTCGGGCCACCAGACTTCGCCAGTTGCCGCTTTAATCAGAAAGACGTAGCGACCGCCAGACTCACGCATGGCCAGCGTATGGGCCATTATCTGGCGCATGCCGGTAATGTACTGCCCTTCGTACTGCGAAGCGCGGGAATAGGGTGGGTTAGCGTATGCTGCGCCGTTTAGCTCTGCCAGGCGTTCCGACCAGTTCTGCGAAAGTGCGTTATCCTCGGCGCTGTAATACGCTTCGCATTTTGCATTACTCTCATCGGCGAAGAGGTCCAGCACGAAGGGACCGAACGTCGAATTTATGCCCCACCAGAGCGGATCGGGCGTTCGCCATTGGTCGCCGATCTGTTTGAGTTTATGTGTTGGCTGCTCACGAAGTGTATTGAGGGCTACACAATAAGGACTTTGGGAAATTACTTCAGGCGGTTCCACATCATCTGCTAGTAATATCTCACAGCTTTCTGAGCAGGAGCCTGATTCATAACCGCCAGTCCCGCGTATCGTTGAAGCGATTTCTTCGCGGCTTAAATTGGAATACATGGCAATTATTCCCTCTAAAGAATTATTGTCGCGGTACATGATTTTGTTTTCTTGTTGTCTTCTATCAACGACTCGCACGCTATTACTTTCAATAACAGCTTTAAACTGGTCTACCATGTCAGGTTCATCACGTGCCGCTAAAGCTATTTTATTAACGCCTTTCTTTATGCAGAAAACACAGTTTCCAAGATGCTCGGGCAAATCAAGGTCAAAACTCTGTTGCTTCCACCAGTTAAGAATGTCGATTTTTTCCATGTCGCATATATCAGCGAGATAGCTTATGCCTTCTTTAACCTTGAGCCTTTTGGGTTCATCAACGCGTATGCCAAGCCAGGTATGATAGTTCTTGAAATGTTCTTTGCAGTAGCGCTGAAAAGGTTCGAGCTTCATAGTCCTTGTGCAGAATGGACCGTGAATGTAGGGCGTACCGTATTTATCGCAAATTTCTTTCCATGGCCCTAGATCTGGACCAATATCATCAATACTTACTTCTTTATAGCTATTTGGCTTACCTAATTCAGGATTAACAACAACACGTAAGCAAATAATTTCAATGCCCCAAAATTTCGAGATGTTTTTGATGAACTGATAAGTTTTAGGATGTTCGGCGCCCGTGTCTAAGAAAACATATTTAACGATATTCCCTTTTGCACGACGCTGCTCCATCAGATATACGAGACGACCAGAGGTGCGTCCACCTGAAAAACTGACCACATCGACAATGTGATCATCATTAATGTGCTCGGTCATTTTATAGCCTTAAATTAGCGCCTGAATTTTTTCGATAGGTCTATTTGGTAGTAAGAACAAAAGTCCACTACATGCGGGCATTCGGCGGGAGTTTCGGTTTCGTTCACTACGTCGCAGCCGCCTTCATGAAGGCAAATGCAGTTCAGGCAACTGAGACGATTTTCAAAGCAGTTTTTTGCCATCTGGTAGCCATTGCATCGGCCACCGCTAAAGCGATGCGGGAAATCATAGGCGGAACAGCAGCAGGTGACCTGCCGGCCGTTCCAGTAGGCTTTCCCTCAGGTGACTGAGTCTGCATTAGCTCACCTCACTGGAGATAAAGCTCAAGGCAAAACATTGCCATGAGCATCAGGATCCAGACACATCCAGAAACGGATACGTCATACAGGGGTTTGTGCCGCGCGTAGTGCGCGAGGAATTTTGTTTTCATTGGGATAGGGGGATAAAAAAACCGCGTTCGCGATTTAGGGTTAATCAGACACTTTTCCATCCAGGGAGAAGCCGCTCTGTTTTACTCTGATCAACAGAAAAATGGTCATATGCGAAGTTAAACGCTTCATTCTCTGAAGCAAACAAGTTGTCGCTGATGGGTTGCCACAGCCTTTCATCGCAACTGAGGATTAATGCCATCCAGCCAGCATCGACAGGTTTTATCATGTACCCAGGAATGTAGAGATATTCCTTGCCTAAGTTTGGCTCAGTGTCACCCTGATCCAGAAAATAGAAGGTTAAACCGCCGCTGACAAACCTGCGCATACACATCACCAAATACTGTTTATTTATACAGTAATTTAGCGCCTCACTTCCACACATTCAAGCTGAGAAATCGGATCTCGTTTAAGCAACTGTTCTTAAATGTGTTCACATGCGGCCAAGGTTGGATAGATGTCTTCGCTTACAGGGACGGGCAGCAAAGAGGAAATGATAAGGACGAAACCGATCAGCATAGCGATACCTTCGTGAATCGGTAGTTGGCAATTTATATTTTTGGGCAATAAAAAAACCCCGCAGTGCGGGGCTCTTGCTTATTTCTTTCCTGGCGGAGGGGAAGGCGGTGCTGCTGGCCTTTCATAAATTGTAGGAGGAGGGGGGTTTTTACCACCCCTAACACCATCATTACTGGGAGTCTTATATGGTGGGGGTGTCGGTAGTTTTCTCGACATATATAACCTCAGGATTATCTTGCATAAATTCAACCCACTTGATGTCGGATGTTTTAAACATTATGAACTTGACTGTGGGCATATCGATATAGCCACTTTCTGTTACCCATGATGGGTTGCGGAGAATAAACTGTCCTTTCTCAGGATCAGCTGACCATTCTTCCGGCCAGCCAAATACTCTTCTGTCATCATTTAAATGTAGTATGACATGCGTAATATTATCGTTAAAAGTCCCAAACCACTCACAATGATAAGATGTTTGTTTAGTTACACGTATTGTTCTCATAAGAGAGTGAAAGCTGTCATTATTCGCTAAAGAGCTGAATATTAACCCAATAAAGAATGCAATCACATATGACCAAAATGTATTTGCGTCAGAGCCCCAAGGGCCGAAGCTGTAAAAATCACCAACCCATAGAATTATTGGTTTTACAATATATAGAAGCGCTTGAATAAAGATAGTAAATATTAAAGCTTGAACCACTCTCTCGAATTGAGAAGGTTTGGGATAAGCGGTGAATGCATGAAAAATCCAAGCCGTGAGGAATCCTGGTAAAAGTAGCATCAGTATCTTAAACAGATCCCCACTCATAGCATCCATTCTTAATCCTCAGATTTACTTTTTATCAGTTTTAGGCGGCTGTGGTGGAGGGGTGGGACGAATGTAGTTAAGAGGCGGGGGAGAATTTTTACTATCTTGTCCGAGACTGGGTAAGGGTTTATTAGTTGGCGCTGGCATGGTTACCTTCCATATGCATTAATTTAATTAATTAAATTTACATAAAAATTAGATAATTAATGTGATCCATCTCTCACATTGAGGTTAAGTCTCCGGATGAATTTTTAAAATTTATCGTGCAACGTTGCAGCTAATCATTTTGATGGTTTTTTATCCGGTTTGGAATAAAGGTTTAAAGGTTAGGGGAGCAAGTATCAAAAATTTCCCAAGATATTATTTGATTTTAAATCTGATTACTATGTAAATTACTTGCATTGCTAATGTTTAATGGAGGAGTTATGACAGTTAAGAAAAATATAGTGTCTGATGTTTCGAAAGAAATAAATCTTGAGGATATCAAAATTGGCTATGTCATGCCTATTGCTAAAACAGAAGGTTATCCTGAAACGCATTGGAATGATGTTATGCGAATTATTGACGATACTATTATTGATATTGGCATCAAGAAAGGCAGGATTGTAAGTGATGGGGGGGCAATCACTACAATCCATTCTCGCATAGTAAATAATTTGAATGAAGATCATCTAATTATTTGTGATGTTAGTTCGCGAAATCCTAACGTAATGTTTGAGCTAGGTATGCGTATCGCCTTTGATAAGCCTGTAATAATCATCAAGGATGATGCTACAGAATATTGTTTTGATTCAGGCACTATTGAGCACATTGGTTATCCTAAAGATCTAAGGCATGGTTTAGTAAATAAATTTCAAGATAAACTGGAAGCTAAAATTAAAGCGACTTATGAAGAGTACATAAAATCAAATGACAAGAAAAATAGCCCAATATTAAAAAACTTTGGCTCATTTGATAAGGGAGATATACAGCTTGATGAAATTAGTGCGAATGAAGCATTAATCCAGGATATTCAAGTGATTAAGAATACACTGGTTCGATTGCAGATGACATCTTCACCATCAAAAAATGAATATACAGGACCATCTGATGAGGATTATTTAGTTAGATCCAAAGGTGGTATGACTCGTATTAATATTAAAAAAATAATTCGTAATAAGCGAAATATAGTTTTGGAATGGCTTGAGAATAGAAATGTCCAGTATAAAGTTAATAGAATAGATGGTTATATTGATGTTGTTGATGAAGGAGGCACCTTACATAATGAGCTGGTTGAATTAATGAGAGAATTATAAATTTAAGCATTAAATATATTATCATAACCTTTATTTTTGTTTATAATTTTTTTGGTTGGGTAGGGAACGTGCGCTCAGAACGGGATAGCCGTTGCCCCCCCACCAAACCGTACATGCACATTTCTATGCATACGGCTCTCCAAATGCCTGAGATTGACTCAGAGGGTTTAGTTAATCATTTGATTTAAAGATTAAAATCTTGCGATCAAAACGGGATGTCATCGTCGAAATCAGGTTCAGGCTGAGGTGCATTATGGCGGTTGGCAGCAGCCTGCTGGAGTTTAGATTGAGGTGCAGCGCCGGTGTTCTGATTTGCGTAACGGTTGCCGGTAGGCGCGCCGCGCTGAGCAGTGTTGTGCCCGTTACCAGCAACTGGCTGGCGCTTATCAACATCTTTCAGGCTCAGCATTAGTTTATCAATGGCTTCGGCTTGAAGTTTTTCTGCAAATTCGGCATAGGTCAGGCGCGTGCCTGGCTGGAAGACATGCCGGATGTTCATCTGGTAAGTGTCTGAGCCATCAGACTGTTTAGTACGCAATTCCTTTTGAAGCACAAGGCCGGTTTTTTTGTTGGTCAGCGCAGGAAATACCCACGCAGTACCCTCGCTTGTCTGCTGCTTTTCGGGAATAAGGTCACGGACGCCAGCTGTCCACATCAGGGCGTTCACGAGGTCCATCCCGAAAGTGGGTTCACCGTCGCGACCGATAAAGTTGATTCGCAGATAATCGGATTTGGCGCCGTTTGATTCGAAGCGTAATTCCAGTGACTGCGACTGACTGTCGGTACCGAAACCAACCTGTGCATGAAGGATAATTCCTTCGTAAGCACCCGTTTCATTGATGATTGCTGCGGATCCAGCTTTTTTAGCCGCTTCTGGATCGAACTTAAAGCTCATAGGTTGCATTAAATGTCTCCTTCGGACATGAAGTTGCAAATGGCCTGGTCTACAGCGAACAGGTCATTTTCCATTTCGGTTTGATCGGGGAATAAGTCAGGTGGGGCTTTGGCGGTGTCGTTATCATCGCCTTTAATCAGAAAAACGTGTTTGCCATCTTTTTTTATGGCGCGGAGTACGATTGAGAAATAGCCTTCTGGCGTAAGCTTCTCATTCAGCATCTTGCCGGCCGTCTTCATCCGGACTTTCCCGTCCGATTCTTCAGTGTGAGCGAGGAAGTAAACGCGAATATCATCGGGCAATTGAGTTGCTGCTGTGATAATTCGCCAGATATGGTCGGCCATTTCTGTGTATTTTGTGTAACCAGTTTGATAGGCCCGCAGCATGTTTTCGTGCTGCATCACTACCTGAAAATCATCAATGATCAGCACACGTCGATTTTTTGAAAGCACCATGCGCTGAATTTTGTCTTCAATATCAACCCAGTCATCTGTGCGAAAAACATTACCGCGCTGAGGCTTGCCACCTTCGTCTAATTTGCCGTGGACTTTCCAGGTGCTTTTATGCCGGAAAGGCAGCATCTTGGGGATGCACTGGATAAGCAGGCAATCGTCTGGGTTGAAGTTTCTGAGGCTGTAGGACTTGCCCGCGCCGCTGTCCCCCAGAATCAATACAGGGGTTCCCATTCAGACCTCCAGATAATGTTGCATGGTAAATTTCTGGTCTTCATCCAGATCCATATTTGCCAGCGCCCAGCGGAGATAACCCTGGTCCTGTCCGGCAATCTCTTCGAAGGTTTTGCCCTTATGCTTGCCAAAGCGCATCGTGTGAAGCAGGGAAGGCCGCGCGGATATATCGCGCATCTGGGCTATCGTCAGGCGCGCGTCACGGTTCAGTCGCAGCAGAAGCGCCGCCGTAACGTAACAGTCGTACAGCGCCCGGTGCGCGTGCAGGTTTTCAGGCACATCAACATCGAGCATGAAGTGATAACGCAAATACTGGTTGGAGTGGCTTTCCAGTTCCGGATATAGCTTGCGGGCCAGCTTGAGCGTGCAGATCCACGGCGCCGTTATTTGTGGCAGCTTTGGCCGGTCAAACGCGGCGTTGTGCGCCACATAAACGTCGGCACCCAGATAACGGTCAATTACATCGCTGAGCGGCGGGGCATCGGCAACCATCGCATCAGTGATGTGATGCACTGCCATGGCGCCAACGGTAATCGGCTCAGGCGGTTTAACAAAATCGCTCATCGGGTTACACAGCTTGCCACCAACGATGTCGATGCTGGCAAGCTCACACACGCCACCCTCAAAGCTGGTAGTTTCAGTGTCGATCACGCGAATGATGGTGGACATTCAAAGCTCCTGATTTAGCGTCCGCGTTTGCTTCACGCTGGGCCAACTGGTGGGCCAGCATTTCCAGATCAGCCGGACTGATTTGATTTTGCTCGCACAGCGTGAGAATGGTACTCAGCGCCAGCGAACGCATGGCCTCGTTGAGGGCGAATTCAGTGGGGATTGTTGTCACTGTCATAGCAAACACATTCCAGCCACCACACACAGTGCGATGAGCAATGGCGTCAGCCAGTGGCGTGGCTTCGGGTGGAAATCAGCGCCCGTCAGGCGATGTTTGAACTGCAGGCGATCTACAGGGCTCATGAGATACGTCTCCTTGGTTTGCCCTGGCGCGCTGCCGGGACGCGGATTGTTTGCTGGTAAAGAAGGGCGCAGCCTTTGTCGCTGCAGAATGAACGGACCTCGCTGCGGTTCCAGAACCTGATAGCAACTTGCTTTATGTCCGTTGGGTGCCGGAACCGGGCGCAGTATTCGCACAGTTCCGATTCAATAAATTCCGTGCCTGACTCGAGTAACAGCCATTCGAAATGGCATTCCCGCTGGCCGTTCGCATCGATGTAATACACAAAGGTTTCGTCCTCACCTTTGTAATTGGGCTCAATGCTGCAACCGTCGAAAATGACGACGCGGGCACCGATACGGATCGGCGTTCCCTCGGGCAGTTCGCTGATGCGCTGCCGGGTCAGTTTTGGGATGAAATTCATGGATACCTCGGAGCGCTGAAAAGCAGTCAAAAAAATGCCCCCGAGGCGGGGGCCAAAGACTACACAGCAATGTGGGGTTGTGGCGCCAGGTGCTGATCTTCTGGTTGTCTCGATGGACTGCAATTCACCACAACGGATAGAGCACTCTTCGCCGGCTTAATGGTGCGCCTCCAAATGCTCTACCCTGTTGTGTGCTGGCCCCATCCTCCAGCTTCAAGCCCGCGTTTACTTTTTAGTCCAACTGCATATCTGCGGGATTCCGGACCTTGCCCTGGTGAGGCGTTAATCTTTTTTGGTAGGGGCTAAAGCTTCGCAAAACTCGGCAAAGCTCAGCACTTCTTCGCCTTCTTTCAGGCTTTCAAAATATTCTTCGTAGGCTTTATCCATCTGTCATTCCCTCATTTGCAAAGGTGGTCAGTTCGTTTTGATGCTGCGCCTGCTATCTCACGCAGCTCAAAAAAAACTGAATCACCACACTGTCCGCCGCATGCCTGGGATGCCTTTACCCCGAGAGGTCAGGGAATGCCAGGGTGCTGAGTTCGGGCCTCTCAGCCACCAGCGCGGTGATTACATGTTCACTTGTTAAAGAGCAGAACAGCTGTCTGCGGTGGGCTGCGTCGTGCTGTGATTGAAAGTTTATTGAACTATAAACCATTGCGTCAAGTAAACACTAAACAAAAAGACGAAGTTAACCATTAACTAATTAAAAGTTAAGTGAATTTATTTTTTAATTTAGGCGGGAAGACAAAACTCACCAGCCGAAGCTGGTGTGTTTTAAGGAAGGTTGGTTATTTTTGCATCAACGACAACGCCAATAATACGGCAGTTGCCGTTGATCTCTATTAGCGGGTATTGAGGGTTAAGGGGTTTAAGAAACTTTCGGCCTGCATCCATTACGAGTTTTTTGAAAGTTGCTTCATTTTCTGAGTCTAACTTAGCAACAACAAGCTTACCGCTTATTGCCTCAACCTCTGGGTCGACAAGAATCATCATCCCCTCTGGGATACTCAAACCTACTGGAGATGTCATAGAATCGCCCTTCACCTCTAGCCAGAATGAGTATTCTGAGCAATCCACGGTGGTTTCATACCATCTATCAATACTTTTGCGATGATAAGGCTCAATAGCCTCTGCCCATTCGCCAGCACTAACCCAGCTGATAACCGGAAATTTCCCTTTAGGTTGATTCGGTCCCTTATAAACCACGTTCGCATACGGTGTCTCAGGGCTATCAGCTTCTTCATCGAGATAACCCGATGGCATGCCATAAGATGCCTCAATCCTCCGCGCAGCTTTTTCCCCAAACGAGGCTTTCCCTCCCATCAACTGGGATAGGTAGCTTTTCTCATTTGTGGGAAGCGTCTTATTGGAAAACCATGCTTTAAGGCGCATTCGCCGATTGTCAGTAATGTTCATTTCGCCATTTTGATTAGTAATAACTAAACAAGCAAATGCTTGACGTAAAGTTTAGTGTTTAATAAACTCAAGCAAAAAATGAGGTGTCTATGGATCTTAAAAATTACATTGATGCATTAGAACGTGGCGAAGCAAAGAAGTTAGCAACCGCTTTGGGCGTATCAAGTTCGTTCCTCTCTCAAATGGCTTCTGGTCGCAGTCCTATTTCACCTGCTCGGTGCGTTGAAATTGAGCAGGCTACAAACAAAGCAGTTACGCGCAGAGAACTGCGGCCGGATGACTGGGAGCGGATCTGGCCTGAGCTTTCTGCATCTTAATTCACTGACTCAAAGGAAGAAAATAAATGGAATCGTCTGCAATTTCGAGCAATTCGGTACGTGTTAACTGCAAGCCGGAAACGTTGGAGAGCTTTTTTCACCGTGAGGTAATCACTCAAGGTAATAAGGCCCTGGCGCTCGATATGGGGATTCATCCTTCTGGTCTTAGTCGTCAGAAGATCCGCATCTGCCAACTGGCGTGCCGAATGATTCACCAACTGGGTTTGCCGGAGGGATGCATCGCGGCGCCAGGTTGTGAGCAAAACGTAATTTTAACGGGTGAAGAGGCACGAACGTTGCTGTCGATGCTCGAGCATATTCGTTTGAAAGAGGAGGGCGCTGGAGGATGAAAGGTTTGTTGAAACCGATAAGCGCTTTCGGGACAAGCGCGGCATTGTCGTGCGCATCATCAGTTACGACAGGCAGGAACGGAGGGTCATCTTCATGCGGCCTGATTACGAACATTTGTGCTGTGTGCCGAAATGGTACTTCGAGAAGTATTTCACCGAGGTGGGAAAGAGCGACTGAACAGCGGGAACTGTCCAGTCGTGTACAGCGTTGCTTTTGGGAAGCGAGCTTAATTATGCGACAAAAACGGCGTAAGCCGCAACAGGAAACTACTGTACATAAAGACATGGCGCGCGAAGAGTTAGTGCGCCAGTATTCCCCTGAGTTCGGGCGTCAGCTGCGCCAGGTGCTGGAGCAGGTTAAGCGCGAGAGGTCGGGGCATGAGTAATACCGCTGAAATTATCCATTTTCGTGCTCACAAAGAGCATGGGGAGCTACGCATGGCCGATACCGATGACGGTTATACACGGCTGGCTAATGAGCTGTACGAAGAGCTGATCGGCGCAAACCTCACCCGTAACCAGGCGAAGGTAGCGCATGCTGTTTGCCGCAAAACTTATGGCTTTAACAAGAAGCTGGACCGTATTTCTGATAGCCAGATTTCTGAGCTTACCAAGCTGCCACGCCAGAAGGTAAACAAGGCCAAAAATGAGTTGATCGCCATGCGCGTTCTGCTCCGTGTAGGGATGCATATTGGCCCAAATAAGCACCTGTCTGAATGGCAAATACCGCAATGTCACCAAGATGGTGTCACTGTCACCAAATCAGTGACAAAAAGTGTCACCAAAACAGTGACAGGGTTGTCACCAAAACAGGGACACACAAAAGACACTATTCAAAAGACAATAAATACAGATCCCCCTAAAGCCCCCAAGGGGGAATTTTCGGAGGAAGTTTTATCACAGGCAAAACAGGTCCTGGAGTATTACAACGAGGTTACAGGCACCACCTGCCGCTCTGCAGAAGCCTTTGCCGTTTTACTTACTGAACGACCATCCCGCGAAGCCTACACCGTTAATGACCTCAAGCTGGTGGTGCGCTGGGTCGCGGAGACGTGGAAACGCCGCAACGGTACGGTCGCCAAGCCCGCGAATATCTGCCGTGTGAACCGGTTCGACGGCTATCTGGCTGACGCCACCCAGTGGGATGAAAATCAGGTCGAGGTTGACTGCGATGCTGTGATCGATGCTTACAACGATTTAGCGGCCGGCCGTCTGATGTATGCCGAAATTGACGAAGACAGAGTGAAGGCTATCCGCCGTCTGGCTACACACTTCCCCCGTGAAAAAGCTGCAAACGAGTGTTTCCGTAATTACTTCAGTGCTTTTTTCAATGAGGCCCGCGCTTCCTATTTCGGCAAAAGCAACAGCGGCTGGCATGCCAACTTCGACTGGCTGATGAAGCCTGACACACTGCTTTTGGTGCGGAGGGGTAACCATGTCTGATCTGTATCTTGAAGCCAGCGTGCTGGGTTGCCTGCTTCATTCCGGTTTAACGCCTGATGCCTACGACGTGCTGGCTACCGTCGAGCCAGCAGCATTCACGAACCCGTTTTACTCAAAGCTTTATACCGAGATTAAGCGCCAGGCGACGCAGAAAAAAATGATTGATGCGCTTCTGGTGGCAGAGGCCATGGGCAATGAAAACGGAATTTTTGCTGACGTCATGGAAACCATGAAGATGGTTCCGAGCGCGGCGAACATGAAGGGCTATGCGAAAAGCCTAAATGAAAAGTTCATGGTCCGCGGCTTTGTCAGCCTTATGGAAAGCCATTACGAGAAAATTACCAGCGCTTACAACCACGATACCGCGATGGAAGGTATCCAGGACTTTACGCGCCAGCTTATGAACATCAGTCGCCCAGATGAAGAAGTGTTGCCGATCCGCGCAAGTGAGTTGCTTAACGGGTATATGGACACGCTCGAAAAACGCGTTGCCGGTGATGAAGAGTCAAACACCATCAAAACGGGCATCGATGATCTGGATGAAATCACAGGTGGATTAAACGACACAGACCTGATCGTGATCGCTGCCCGCCCGGGAATGGGTAAGACCGAGCTGGCACTGAAAATCGCCGAAGGCATAGCCCAGCGCACTGTTTCACTCGGAACTGAGCGGGTGCAGCGTGGCGTTCTGATTTTCAGTATGGAAATGCAGGCAGGCCAGATCATTGAGCGCCAGCTAGCGAACGCGTCCAACGTATCCGTTTCCAAACTGCGCAAAGCCAGCCACCTTGACGATGAAGACTGGGGCCGGATCTCCATGGGTCTGGCTGAGCTTGCGAATCTTGATGTCTGGGTTGTCGATGCGACAAACCTCAGCATTGAACAAATCAGGGCGGTGGCCACACGTCATAAAAACCGTTATCCGGGCCTGTCGCTTATCCTGGCTGACTATCTGGGGCTCATCAAAAAGCCATCGGCAGAACGTAATGACCTGGCGATCGGCGAGATTACACGCGGCCTTAAAACCATGGCGATGGAGCTTAATACGCCCGTCATCTGCCTCAGCCAGCTGTCGCGAGAAGTAGAGAAGCGACCGAACAAGCGCCCGTTAAATGCCGATCTGCGTGACAGTGGCAGCATTGAGCAGGACGCGGACGGCATCTGGTTCATTTATCGGGATGGTGCCTATAACCCAGACAGCCCGGCCGCGCACCTGGCTGAAATCATTATCGGTAAAAACCGTCATGGCCCACAGGGCGGCGTGGTTTATCAGGAATTCCGCAACGGGCATTTCCGTGGAACAGATCAGGCAATAGCGGCGCAGCTTGCCCGAGAGAGACCGGCGCAGGCTGGCCGCGATAAATCATCACGCAACGGTAATGAAGCAACGGGGAGACTATTTTGATCAGAATCTATGACATCACGCCGCTGGGCAAGCCCCGTCAGACTCAACGTGACCGCTGGGCAAAACGGCCGGCCGTTCTCCGGTACCGGGCATTTTGCGATGAAGTGCGCCTGAACCAAATCCAGCTGCCTGACAGCGGTTGTCACATCACGTTTGTATTGCCCATGCCCGACAGCTGGAGCAAAAAGAAGCGTGCGCAGTTCAGCGGCCAGCCCCACCAGCAAAGGCCCGATGTCGATAATCTGCATAAAGCGTTGATGGATGCCGTGTTTGAAGAAGACAGCGCCGTATGGGATGCACGTATTACAAAAATCTGGGGAGAAAAAGGGCAGATAAGGATCGAGAGCATTGCCTGAAATTATAAACGCAGCAAAATTCAGTAAGGAGAATCACCTTGAACCTTGAAAGCACGATAAAATTTTTCGCACCTAAATCACCTATGTTCAGCGATTCTCCACGGGCAACGGCCAGTGACAGCCTGGATATTTCGGATGTGATGGCATCCTTCGGGCTGACTGGCGCGCAGGCTCGTTTCGGGTTTGAATTATTCCTGTCCAAGCATGGCATCACGTCCAGTGAACGCGCCGTTGAAATGTTAACTGAATTCGGTTTGAGTAAGGCGGGGCTTTTCCGGGCAGTCGCCGAACTCGATGAGAATATTAAACGCGAATTTGTGCAATTGCTCGCAACGTTTGCCTACATGGACTATTCGCGCAGCGCCGCAAGCCAGCGCCCGTGTACCTGCTGCGGTGGTACCGGGTTTATCGACATGGAGGTATTTACCACTAAATCACACATGCCTTTTCCGGCGCGCGAGTTGGTGAAAGCCTCAGTCCGTATGGGCGTCGAAGGCTTCGTACCGTCCAGTTATGAAAAAGTCAGAGAGGTAAGAGAGATTCAGCGTGTCCGTTGCGGCACCTGTGAAGGGAAAGGGGTGATCAGTAATGCGTGTCGCTGTCATGGAAAGGGTAAAGTGCTGGACACTGAGCAGAGCGAGATTCAGGGCGTACCTGTCATGAAAACCTGCACCAAATGCACCGGCCGTGGCTATGCACGCCTGCCTGCTGAAACTGTGCGCCGTGCTGTTGGTTATGCCGTTATGGCAGTAAGCCAGCCAACGTGGTCACGCAATTTTAAACCGTTCTATGAAGCGCTCATTACCCAGTGCCACAAGGAAGAGTCCATAGCGGGCGATATGCTGCAGCGCGTGACCGGAAACAGCGAAATCAGGCACATGAAACAATAAGATTAATCTCATGTATTGACGGCGTGAATAAAATGGACCATTATCACGCTAATGATGGGGTCTCTGTTTGCTGTTCATTAGTGCGGATTTATAGGTATGACCTCAACCCATATTAAGGCTCGCCACTGGCGGGCTTTTTTATTGGCAGGTTAATGCATGCCCCAAAACACTTAGCGATAAAAAACCGCCTTTGTCTTTGAGGTAACGGCGGCAAAATCTTGCAGTGTGTAATAACGCGCCATTCTCTCATCATGGCGTCATAAATTTAATCTTTGGCGACATGAGCTAATCTGCTGATAAACACCCATATCCATGGTCTTTTAAGGCTTTCAAAACAGTTCATCAGAAGGCTTTAAGTAGATATAGTAGTAGCTTGTGCGGTGAATCCCCCTACGCGGCGGGGCAAAGCCAGTATGTCCTAAATGTTGCGGGTCAGGTTCTGGCTTTTCTGATTCACCGGGAGGCACCCGGCATCGCATACCTGTTACCACCTCTGTCGCAGCACTCTAAAACCAGCTTTGTTAGCTAATTAAATTAGCTGTACTTAAGTTTAGGTTTGGTAGTACTTAAGAATAGTTGTTGTTATGGTGAAAAATGTACAGAATTACTTATGGATTTCAAAAAAAATCCCTCAAGTCATCTATGGTCTCGGCAACCAGGTAGGGATGACATGAGGGAAGCCAAAACGGCCAACACCAGGGAAATCCTTAATAATTCTAACACATATTCATAAAAATTTTGATTGATTCGAGTCAACAACTGAAGCCTGCTTATGCAGGTTTTTTTATTTTTTTGATTTTTGGCTATTAATCTCATAACGGTTTTTTGTGCTTACCCTTGGCTCGTGCAAGGTTGATATCTTGTGATTCATGCTTAGGACGTTCCCATTTAGAGCAAAATATCGTAATGGATTCTTGTTAGAACTAGTGGTTATCAGATTTGTCTTATACTTTCCTTCGTTACAGAAAGGGAAGGGTTTTGAAAATATCGAAAAGAGTGACATGGCTGTTGATGTTATTGTTTTGCGTGGTTGTATGGGGGTTGATAGTCACTGCAGTTGCTTTCGCTGGAGAGGACAGAAAGTTCACTCCTAAGACTCAGCCCGGCCAGTCAAATTCTCAGGTCGATGCGGAAAAAATCAGGAAGCTAGACCTCAATGCACAGCAAAAAAAATTCATTGAGTCGTTAATTGAATCACCGTCAGAAAAATTAAGCGGTAACTAAAGAGTCAACGAATTTTTTAAAAATAGCCTAAAGGCCGCTTTCGAGCGGCCTTTTTTCTTTTGTGCGAGCAATGTTATATGCCCCGGGTTTTTCAGAAACAGTTTGCTTTGCGCATAAAAAAAAGCCGCGCTTACTTGGGGGGACGCGGCAAAAGTAGGACCAATGTAGTCGGAACTTAGGTCAGGGTCTGAAATGACCCTGAGCAATTTATACTCTTAATCCCTCTGTTATTTTTGATAATTAATGTCTTCACAGATGCTGCGACCCCTGAGGTTTTTCACCTTCAGCGTCGGTTATTAAGCAAAAAATACTTTGTATTCCTTCATGTTGAGTGTTGCACACTCCAATTACACACAGCTTCCGTACTTACGGAGGTAATCATATGGTCAAAATCATGCCTGACAAAATTGCATCAGGGGTTACCTACTGCGCGTCAGGTGGCCTGGTCTGTAATGGCCTTTTCAACTGGTATGACTGGGTTTATCACCTGGACTGGAATTTTATCGGTCTGGTCAGTGGTGTGATGCTCGGGATCGCGACCTTTGTCGTGAACGCGTATTACAAGCGGAAAGAGAGCAACCGGGAAGAACTGGCCAGAAAGTTTGAGGCGGAGCAGGAGAGTTTACGCACTGCGGCGATCCAGAGTTATTTAAACCGATCACCCTCGCATGACGAGGACAAAGCGCCAGAGGTGGTTGATACGGTCAACAAGGCTTTGAAGCTGGCGGAGAAAGCATAATGGCTATTTCACCCGCTTTACGTAAAAGCCTTATCACAGCTGCTGGTGGCGGTACGTTAGCCATCGCGGCTGTTCTGATCCCGAGCCTCGAAGGTAATTCTTACACGCCATATCGTGACGTCGGCGGCGTCTGGACTGTATGCAACGGCATTACCGGCCCGGATGTTATTCAGGGGAAAACCTATACACAGAAAGAGTGCGACGCGCTTCTGCAAAAGCACCTGCAGCCCTATGCCCGTTCGGTGGAAAGGTCCGTAAAGGTGCCGTCGAATGCATATCAGAAAGCCGCTCTTATCAGTTTTAGCTATAACGTCGGCGTTAATGCATTCGAGCACTCATCGGTACTGCGCAACCTCAATGCCGGCCGTTATAAGCAAGCCTGCGATGGCCTTCGTAGCTGGGTATATGTTGACCGCGTGAGGATTCAGGGGCTGGCGAACCGCCGTGACGTTGAGCGGGAGATCTGCAACTGGAGCCTGAATCCATGACCTGGTTAATAATTAACTGGCGCGTTGTGCTGGCGTTCATGCTGGTGGCGCTGATAGCCGGGTTGTTACTGGCTGTGGGGTGCTACCGTGACAACGCCCTGCATTTTCAGGAGCAACGAGATGCGCAAAAGAACCTTGCCGACACGCGCCAGGCAACCATTGACGATATCCAGCGACGCCAGCAGTCTGTTGCGGCAATCGATGCCAGATACACTAAGGATTTAGCCGATGCGCAAAAAACCATTAGCGATTTGCGTAGGGATGTCGATTCTGGGGCTAAGCGCCTGCGCATCTCAGCCAAATGTGATCGGCCAGTGTACGGTAAATCCTCCGCCACCCGCGTGGATGATGATGTCAGCCCCCGACTTACAGACGCCGCTCAGCGGGATTATTTCACCCTCAGAGAGCGAATCGAAACAGTCAAAAAGCAACTGACCGGCCTACAGGACTATGTGCGTCAGGTCTGCTTAACTCCCGCATCCTCAAAAGGAAAATAAATCCATGTATACCACTACCGCACTCATTACGTGGGCGTTGATTGCGCTCGTCACTGGTTTCGCTGCAGGCTGGCTGGTGGGTCTGTTCCGCTGGAAGAACAGCCCACAGAAGGCAGAGGCCGAATCAACAGCCATCCGTGACGGCTGGCACGAAGTAGAGCAGCGTTTTCAGGCTCAGATTGACGAACTCAAAAGCAAACTGGATGAGCAGGCCATGTCTCAACCACAGGGGGCGCAGAGTGAAGCGCCAAAAAAGATTTAAGCTACGCCTGGTTAAGTGACTGGGCTTTAATCAAAAAAGAGGAAGTAACGATGTCTGATGATGTAATTCAAGATAGCACTCTGCCGACTGCCGCAACTGCCCCTGTTACTGTATCGACCGATACCACCGATGCAGTGCTGGCTAAAGTGAAAGAATTGCTGAAGGTGGCCGGCCATGACGTTGAAGCTGTTTTCGACGATGTGGTGGCACTGGCTAAAAAGCTGGCGTAATCATTACAAGGCGCATTTACGAGTGCGCCTGATGCTGATTACATGGCATAGTTGTTATCTTCATAAGAGGAGATAAAAATGACCGAAAATGAGACTGTTGATTATTTAGTTATAGGTGGAGAGAGGCATGGTGAGGTCTGGTATGGTCCTTATGGCGGAAATTCTCTTCAACTTGATAAAAAGAACCAGCCTCTGCCTAAGATGTACTTACGTGAGCAACAGGCAGAAGTAACCGTGCCTCTTAGTGCGACCTATACAGTTACTGAGCATCAGTTTCGAGGAAAAATTTACCTGATTGCATCAAGTGAATCTTACTCTGTGTCAGAGGCAGATCAAGCGATAGAAAATTTAATCCCAGATAGATTAAGAGTATTCAAATAACCACCCCAGCGCCCCTGTACCTGAACTATATGCCTGCGTCTGGTTTTTTCGATAAACCATAAATGTGTTAAACACTCGCAGTTTTCAAACCTCATTTTATATATAGGGTGAATGTATTAGGGATGCTGATATAATAATTAAGCCATAAGGCATAATAACTCTGGGGCTAACATGAAAGACGGAATTTATTTTGTTGTGTTCAGTAATGGTCAAAACGATTTTGGAACCGGTACTGTAGTTGTCAAAAACAATGCGGTGAATGGCGGAGATTTCGGTTTCACTTATCGTGGAGTAGTTGAAGGTCAGTCTTTGAGGCTTCAGGTAAATCAACACAATCCACAGGCCCAAAATGTAATCCCTGGCCTTACTGATTATTCCATGAACCTTGCAGTGAGTGAGTCAGCACATGGTTATCGGCTTTCTGGTTCTGTAGATGGTATTCCTGGTGCTAACTTATTAGTTGATGCCAAAAGAATTGGTGATTTGGTGTAATTTAATTTTTATGAAAAAGCCGTCCAAATGGGCGGCTTTTTTATTGGAGTAACTATGGGGCGTCTCAAAGTCGAAATCCACAATCCTGCCAATGCTGATCTCAACAGCGTGCTGGGCGAGATAGAGCGTAAGTACGCCCATAAGCCTGCCACGGCTGAAACAATAGCCGATATGAAGCGCGAAGCCGCCAGGCTGATTCGGCGTCTCATTACTACCAAAGTGACTTTCGTCAGGAGTTGACATGGCAAAGCCGGACTGGGGAGACCTTCAGAGTCGGTTCCTGTCCGAGCACGCCAAAAGCGGTATTTCACCGAAAGACTGGTGCGAAGCGCAGGGACTGAATTATTCATCTGCGCGGCGTTATATCAAAAAGCCGGCTGCGCAAAATTCTGCGCAGAAGAGCAGCGCCAGTGTGCGCAAAAGTGAAACTGCGCAACAGCCAGACATCAATGATGTGCAGGACACTGCGCAGGAATTTGATTTGCGCAGTTATGGCCTGACAGAGCAGCAAATCAGGTTCGTAGAGGAATATCTCATCGACCTCAACCGCACTGCCGCCTATAAGCGTTCTGGGTACAAAGGCGAGGGCAATACGGCTTACGTTAACGCATCGCGCATGCTAAGAAATGCTAAGGTCGGCCAGGCTGTGCGGGATGCAATGGACGCCCGCGCAAAGCGCACGCAGATTTCTCAGGACTCAGTTCTACAATGGTGGTGGGACATCGCGACCGCCGATGCAACACAGCTTACCGAATTGCACCGTTACTGCTGCCGCTACTGCTGGGGATTCGGTCATAACTACCAGTGGCGCGATATGGTGGAGTTTGAGGAAAAGCGCCTAGAGGCAGTCGAGCGCAAACAGCGTGAACCGAATGATTCTGGTGGTTTCGGCTACGATGCTATGGTTGATCCAAATCCTGACTGTCCCCGCTGCAACGGTTTAGGCCTCAGCCGGCCAGTATTTCACGATACGCGTGACGCTACCGGCGCGGCGCGGCGTTTGTTTGCAGGTATTAAAGAAGGCAAATTCGGCCTTGAGATAATCACGCGCAATCAGGACGAAGCGTTGAAAATGGTAGCGCAACACCTGGGTATGCTGAAATCGAAGACCGAAATCAGCGGGCCAGAAGGCGGACCAATACAGACTGAGCAGGTCAATTTGACGCCTGACGAGGCCGCAGAGCTTTACCGCAAGATGATGGGATAAGTGCCGGAAATAGCGGTTTCGCCACCTTTCTGGGCTATGCATTTTCGGTCCGCTTTTATGCACCTTTTATGCAGTCCGTTTTCAGCTTTTCCGCAATGAAATCATCAGGAAATACGTCGTTAGGAGCTAACTGCGCGTGAGTGCAGTTTCGCCAGAGCGGGTAACATCTCTTATGTTAAATAGGGCTGATTACAGCCCTTTTATAGAATTAGTCTTTCATAAAGCTTGCTCTATGAGCCTCAATGTCATTGGCTTCATCCTGACAGTTTGAACAAAGAAGTGCATCGTATTGAAAATACTCATCGTAAGCATTGCTCAGTTGGCCTTCAGTCAAAATCACCTGGCAGTCGTTGTGAAAACCTCCAGGGTCTCTAACTCCCTCGCAAGGTTTCGAGAGAAATGGACGTAAAACACTCTGCTGAGCCGGAGTTAGACTCGACCAGCCTTTATCAACGGCTAATTTAGCGATTCCGCTAACTCTTGCCTCTTCGTTGTGGTATTCGTCGCATTTCAGTTGTTCAGCCAAAATTTCTTCTTCAAAAGCCATATATCCATCCATTGTTGATGTTTCCCAGAGAGAAAACATTATAACAGATAAAGGTTTACGATATGCCGATACCATTCCCGTTCGATTTCAAGAACCCTGATTACACGCAGGTGTTTGAATGGCGCACGGAGAGGTTGCAGCGTATCAGACAAAACCCCGGCATGCTGCCCGCGATGAAGGCATTCTACCGTGACAATCCTGCCCAGTTCATTATCGACTGGGGCATGACGGTTGATCCGCGTAACGTTGAGCGCGGCCTGCCTGCGCGAATCCCGTTTCTGCTGTTCCCCAAACAGGAAGAGTGGATACAGTGGTTTGTTGAGCACTGGCGCACCTCTAAGCCCGGTATCACGGAAAAAACGCGTGATATGGGCATGTCATGGCTCACCGTGGGCATGGCGGCATCGCTGTGCCTGTTCAATCGCGGCATCATTGCCGGATTCGGTTCGCGTAAAGAGGAATACGTAGACAAGATTGGTTCGCCCAAGTCGCTGTTTGACAAGGCGCGTAATTTCATTGGCCTGCTGCCCGTAGAGTTTCGGGGCGGCTGGAATCCCAAAGCACACGCCCCGCACATGCGGATCCTGTTCCCTGAAAATGACTCAGCGATGACGGGTGAAGCCGGTGACGGCATCGGGCGTGGTGACCGTACATCATTCTACATCGTCGATGAGTCCGCGTTTCTTGAGCGTCCCTATCTGGTGGACGCCTCACTATCGGCAACCACAAACTGCCGTCAGGACATTTCAACGCCCAACGGTATGGCGAACTCGTTTGCTGAGCGCCGCCACAGCGGCAAGGTGGACGTGTTTACTTTCCACTGGCGTGATGATCCGCGCAAAGATGATGCCTGGTATAAAAAGCAGTGTGAAGAACTCGACGCCGTGACCGTAGCGCAGGAAATCGACATCAACTACAGCGCGTCTGTGGAAGGTGTGCTGATTCCCTCCGCCTGGGTGCAGGCGGCTGTCGATGCTCACATTAAGCTGGGTATTCAGCCCACTGGCCAGCGCATGGGCGCGCTTGATGTCGCTGACGAAGGTAAAGACACCAACGCCTTTACTTCGCGTCACGGCTTCCTGCTGGAAGATATCGAAGAATGGTCGGGCAAAGGCGATGACATCTTTGGCACCGTCCAGAGGGCATTCAGCATTTGTGATCAGCGCCGTCTTGAAATGTACCGGTTCGACTCTGACGGACTCGGAGCGGGTGCACGTGGCGATGCCCGCGTCATCAACGAGCAGCGAAAAGAGCGACGGGAACGCCAGATTACCGCCACGCCATATCGTGGCAGCGGATCACCTGCCAATCCGGAAGATGAAGCGGTGCCGGGTGAATATGGCCAGCAAGGGCGGCTGAATAAAGATTTCTTCGCAAATGCCAAAGCGCAGGGCTGGTGGCGGTTGCGCACCCTGTTCCGCAATACCTGGCGTGCCGTCGAAGAAAAGATGCCCTTCAGTCCTGACGAAATCATTTCGATATCCGGCAGCATGAAGCTAAAAAACAAACTCATCGTCGAACTCTCACAGCCCACCTATTCGGTGAACGGCGTGGGCAAAATCGTCGTGGACAAAAAGCCGGACGGCACCAAATCGCCCAACCTGGCTGACTCCACGATGATTGCTTACGCCCCGATGGAGTTCACCTCGATGGATATCTGGGATTTACTGGCAAGGGGTAAAAATGGCTCGTAAGAAACGCCCGCGCCAGCACAGTGCGGCAGCGACAAAGACGTTCGACGGTTACGACAACTTTGTATCCCGTCTGGGCCTCCAGTCCGGCAACCTCAGCGGTCACGGCACCTACATGCCGAATTTCACCTCACGTAACCGCGTGCTGCTGGAGTTCGCCTACCGTTCATCGTGGATTGTGGGCGCCGCGGTAGACACCATCGCCGATGATATGACGCGCAAGGGCGTCACCATCACGTCGCAGATGGACCACAAGGCAAAAGCCAGACTGACCGGCCGCTGGGAAGAGCTGGCGCTGTGGGAAGCGCTGAGCGACACGATTAAGTGGTCACGCCTTTACGGCGGGGCGGTAGGTGTGCTGCTGATTGACGGTCAGGATATGTCCTCACCTCTGCGCATGGAAACCATCGGTCGCGATCAGTTCAAAGGCATGCTGGTGCTCGATCGCTGGATGCTCAACCAGACCATCACGGAAATTATCACCGAGCCCGGTCCCGACCTGGGCAAGCCAAAATATTATGAGGTGGTGGCCGCGCAAAACGGCATCCCGGCGTGGAAGATTCACCACAGCCGCCTGATCCGCATGGACGGTGTGGGCCTGCCTTACCAGCAGGCGTATACCGAAAACGGCTGGGGCATGTCGGTGGTTGAACGTCTTTACGATCGCATCATGGCGTTCGACAGCGCATCAACCGGCGCGGCGCAGCTGGTGAATAAAGCACATCTGCGCACCTACAGCATCGAAAAACTGCGTGAGATTCTCGGGTTTGGTGACGAGCGCGAAGCGGCTCTGATGAAGCACATCGACATGATCCGCCTGTTTCAGTCCATCGAAGGCATGACGCTGATGGACAAAAGCGACGAATTCCAGACGCACAGCTATTCATTTGCGGGCCTGTCGGACAACGTTACCGACTCCTGGCTGCTGCTGCAGTGTATTGATGGCTGGCAGGGGCATTTATATGCGTCCGTCCGAACCACCGTGGCAGCCGGCTGGAAATATTCAGACCTTTTCGAAGCGGGGATGAAGACGTATCAGCCGTATGGCATCACGGCCGGATCTGTACCCGATTTCCCCGATACGGTTTTCCCCCGCGGGCGCGTGCTGGTGGGTAACACGTCTGATGTGATGTACGGCATTGCCAGAAAGTGCCAGGCCAACTGGTGGTATGAAAATAATCAGGTGAATATTGTTCCTGAGTCGAAATACATCGATGAGGTGGTAGTGCTCAATTCCAGTACCGGCCTTATAGGGATGCCACAGCAGACGATGGGGGCAGGCGTAAACGTCCGGTGCCTGATTAATCCAGCCATCAAGCTGGGCGGTCTGGTTCGCCTCGATCAGGCATCCGTCTATCGCGTGGCTCTCAGTAATGAGCAAATCGGGATGTCACCCGCCAGGCTGAATGAAAGCGCCAGCGACGGCAATCTGTATGTTGATGGCATTACGGGTTCGCAACCGGCCGCAATAAATACTGATGGTGATTACACTGTAGGCAGTATTGATTATACTGGTGATACGCGCGGGCAGAACTGGTACATGGACCTACTCTGTCTGGCCAAAGGTGCCAAAGAACTCCAATCCTCCAGTACCATTAGTAAGGTTTTTACAGCTGAATGAAAAAATATCTTTTAGCTTTCATGTTCCTTCCAGCCGTCTCTTCTGCAAATGGAATGCAATGCGGTCCGTTCAGTTTGGCCGATGGGCATGATGGCCTTATGCACATCAATGGCCAGGTGCCTGAAACGCAAAAGATGACTTTCCTTAAGCAGAAGGACGATTTCGATAACGTCATGATGCAGTGGATGTTGCCGGATGCGAGCGTGGGCCGCTGGCTGGGCCTTGACTACGTAAAGCGCAACGGAAAAGCGATTCTCAACGTTGAAGTGATCCGCAAGAACATGGACGAGCCGCGGCAGTTCTGGACCTATGACTGCAAGCGGGTTAAGTAACTGTACTGTTTCCTTATATGGAAACGTCTGATTTATCACCATCCGAAGATGTTTACATATATCTTCAAAAGAAGCCTAAAGCCTTCCAGTAACTGAACCGATAACAACTACAGGTAGTAGTCAACCACAGTACAACGGTTACAAACAATCCTTAAGAACAAGTTGCAGCATGTACCTTGAGGTAATACACTCCTATTACCAGATTGGTAACTACTGAGCCGAAAAACAGTTGGTCTTATCAGTCTGCAATTCATGTTTCAGCAATCGCTGAGGCATTTTTTTACACCGATTTCAGAGGTATATCCATGGGTCACGCACAGAAAAAGGCAGATCGGCTTTACATTCCGCCTCGTGACAAGAGCATAGTAGCTACTCCACGAGCAGCATTAGGAGCCGATGCAACGCATCAAGATCAGGTCACTATGGCTTTTGATTTCGGCTTTACACGCTATGAGAAAGCCATGGAAGACCTGTCAAAGGTCTGAATGAATGATTGTTATCGAAGGGCAATTCGTTGATGGCGTTCATTACCTCAGTTCCGAAGACATCATTGTAATAAACAAAGCTCTTATACAGGCTCAGACACCGGATGAGCCTGTTTCAGTTTTAAGCCATCATCTATTAGGTTCCTCTCAGTCAAGACCCAGCATAGCCAGATGTTATGAGCAGACAGAGGACATGTACTATCTGGCCTCACTTCTGATAGAAAGCCTCATTCAAAACCATTGCTTTGCTAACGCCAACAAGCGTACAGCTATGATGTCCGGATATATTTTCCTTTTGCTTAATGGTTATGAACTTACAGCTCCAGGCAATGATATCGTTGAAATGGCTGAGGGACTTGCCTGTAAGTTTTACTCGCGTGAAGAACTGGAGGACTGGCTTGCATATTGGGGACGTAGTTTTGACACTAGGTATTTATGCTTGAAGTCCAGCCACCCTTATATGAGTTTTATGCAAATTGATATTGATTTGACCGACGCAAAATAAATCCTTTCTTTCTTCCTTTTACAAAAAGCTCCCTTTAGGATTAAACCTACAAAACCTCTTGGGAAAGCAAAATGAAAAAATTACTGGTCGCTGCATTAAGCATATTCATCCTATCGGGTTGTAAACCTACTGACGATCAGCTTATCAAGGTTGGAAAAGAAGGACTTTTACAGAATCTCAAGGATCCTGAAAGCGCTCAGTTCAAGGATATGTTTTTTCATCCCGATGAAAAACAAAAAGATTCTGTAGCGAGTGGCTATGTTTGCGGGGAACTTAACGCAAAAAACTCCCTTGGTGGATACGTCGGCTTTTATAATGTTGCTATTCGTGTAGTAGCAGAACCCAGATGGTATTTCCCTGTTTTAGGAATAACTTATTCAGTGTCTGATCCTTTCAGAGTAGATGACGGTGATGGACTTCAGACAAGAAATGACAAGTTATATATGTATTTAACTAAATGTGGAAAGGCCAAATGAACCCAACCCGCTTCGGCGGGTTTTTTTATGCCCGGAGAAAAGCAAATGCCCGTTTCGTTAAATTCTCAGGTAGGCAGTAGTGAGCACATGAGTTCGCAACTGTACAACACCATTTTTTCCATGTTGCGCGTGTCTCTACCCGGCATTGTTCAGTCATTCGATCCGGCGACATGCACCTGCACAGTTCAGCCTGCAATAGCATGTCAGGGTGTTGACGCAAAGGGACAAATTCAGTCAGCGGCCTTACCACTGCTTACTGATGTGCCTGTTATCTTTCCTCGCGGCGGCGGCTGCACTATCACGTTTCCGGTGAAAGCCGGCGACGAATGCCTGGTGGTGTTTTCCGATCGCTGCATCGATTTCTGGTGGCAGAATGGCGGCGTTCAGGAGCCCGTTGATCCGCGCCAGCATGATTTATCCGATGCATTTGCTTTTGTTGGCCCACAGTCACAGGCGCAGAAAATATCCGGCATCAGTACAACATCCGTTCAGGTTCGCACCGACGATGGCAGCAGCTTTATCGAACTGATGCAGGGGGGCAACGTGAACATCACCACGCCACTGCTTACAGTGAACGGCAACATTCAGGTTAACGGTACCGTGACATCAACCGGCGATCAGGTAGCGAAGGGCATCAGCCAGACCGGACACGTTCACTCAGGCGTCCAGTCGGGCGGTAGTCAGACGGGCGGCCCGCAATGAGAAACCGACGAGAAGACGACGATGGCGACTATACATTTGGCCGTGGCGATGATACCTGGCAGATTAACTCACCCGACGCGGTGGCGCAGGCAGTGAAAACGCGCTTTCTGCTCTGGTATGGTCAGTGGTTCCTTGATACCACGGCGGGAACGCCATGGATACAGTCGGTACTCGGAAAGCAGAAGCCGGAAACGTACAGCCTCGCCATACGCCAGCGCATCCTTGAGACAAAGGGCGTTAAATCCCTCATCTCTTTCGATACCAACCTGAACACCACCAGTCGCCGGGTAACCTTCACCGCGACGATTGACACCATCTACGGGACGACCACCGTTACAAGCGAGGCTTAATGGCTCTCAACCTAGACACGCTGGGGCTATCGGCAACGGTAACCGCCCAGGGCATCAGTGCGCCTGCTTATCAGACCATCCTCACCACCATAACTGGCTACTTTCAGCAGATTTACGGTACCGATGCCTATCTGGATCCGGACAGTAAAGACGGCCAGATGGTGGCGCTGGTGGCACTGGCCGTTCACGATGCCAACAACACCGCCATTGCGGTTTACAACTCGTTCTCGCCGTCAACAGGTATGACAGACGCGCTTTCACGTAACGTTAAAATTAACGGTATCACTCGCCGTGCGGCAACGAACTCAACCGCTGATCTGACGCTGGCCGGTGCGGCGGGTACCACGATTACCAACGGTTCAGTTAAGGACGCCAACGGTATTGTCTGGAACCTGCCTGCAAGTGTGACCATCGGCCCAGGCGGTACCGTGATCGCCACTTCCACCTGTGCGGTGTCGGGCGCTGTCGCTGCTGTGGCGGGCTCGGTCAGTAAAATTAACACGCCAACGCGCGGATGGCTTAGCGTAACCAATGCGTCAGCGGCCACGGTGGGCAGTGCAGCAGAATCGGACTCAGAACTTCGCATCCGTCAGCGTCAGAGCGTTGCGCTTCCGTCCATGACGCCTTTTGCGGCGCTGGACGGGGCGATCGCAAACGTCAATGGCGTGACACGTCACAAACTGTATGAAAACGACACCGGCAGTCAGGACGCAAACGGACTGCCTGCGCACTCCGTAGCGGCAATTGTTGACGGTGGAGACATCAACGCCATTGCTCAGGTGATTCAGGGCAAAAAAGGGCAGGGCGTCGCCACGTTTGGCAGCACCTCCGTAACCGTCCCTGACGCGTGGCAAAACCCCCACACCATCAGTTTTTCACGATCATCACCGGTACCCGTGTTTGTGGCTATCACGCTAAAGGTGTTTCAGGGCTACACAACGCAGGTCGGTAATGACATCAAAAAGGCGATTGCGGATTACGTTAACTCGCTGGATGTCGGGGATGATCTGCTGCTGAGCCGTGTTTACTCACCGGCAAACCTTGGCGTGGTGAGCGGAGGGGAAAGCCGCTATTACGACATCAACAGCCTGCAGATCGGGCGTTCGGCGGCAACGGTGGCACCGGCCAATATTGTTACGGCGTTTAACGAGGCGGTGACCTGTTCGGTGGATAACATCACTGTCACGGTGGCGTCATGAGCAAATACACCGACCTGATAACCAATTATCACCGGACTAAGCCTCTTTTTACGCAGCATGTCGATTTGTCCACACGCCCCCTCACGGATACCGGCAGAGCCATGGACGGGCTACTGACGGCCTTTGATATCGATCAGGCCGTGGGCGTTCAGCTGGACACCCTCGGGGAATGGATAGGCCGGAGCCGCACTGTGGCCATACCTATTTCAGGGGTTTATTTCTCCTTTGATACGGATGGTCTGGGCTGGGATCAGGGTGTCTGGCAGGGGCCGTATGATCCGGACAGCGGCTATACCCGTCTCAGTGATGAAACCTACCGGATTATCCTCAAAGCCAAAATCGCTATTAACAACTGGGACGGCACCAACGGTTCGTTAAAAGGAATTCTGGATAACGCGCTGGCCGGTTCCGGCCTGACGATGCAGATCGTAGACGGGCAGGACATGACTGTCGGGCTTTGGGTGTTTCCTGAAAAGGATATCAGCCTGGTGTCGAGAGAACTCATTGCGGCCATCCGTCAGGGCTATCTAACAGTAAAAGCAGCGGGCGCATTTGCCGGAAGTATTCAAATCCCCTCGGTCATCACACCGTCTGAGGGAAGTACATTTTTTGGTTTCGATATGGAAAACGAGTTCATATCGGGCTTTGACAGCGGCGCATGGGAGACGAAACTCTGATGTCAGTGAACAATTTTAAAGCTTTCGCAATGGACGCAAGTGCGAACGTCACATCGCAGGGTGACTATGAAAATCTCCCTGCACTCCAGACGGGTTTTCAATCGGGCAAAGCTTCCTCAGCACAAATTAACAAGGCGCTGAGGCAGTCCACAACAGTGGCTGCAATGGTAGGACAGATTATTGCTGCTGCCGGGCTGGACGCAAAAGACAATGGCGACATTGCCACGCTGTTATCTAATTTCGTCACCGCTCTTATACCTGCTCTGAGTATCGACAGATATGAGCAGACACCCGACGAAACGCATATCCGCTCACCGGACAAGAAAAGCTACGTTCTCGTAAATAACGGTGGCTGGGGCGCGTGGAATACAGATACCGGTATTATCCCGCTGGCCCTGGGCAACGGCGGAACCGGCGCGAAAAACGCATCTGATGCCCGTAAAAATCTTAACTTACAGGGCTTCTCGTCAACCAATGACCAGTCTGCCGGCGCTTACAACTACATGCTGTCGCCCAATAACAATTATTCGCTTGTTATGGCCAACAGCGGGACGTGGGGCGCTCAGGATTCAACCGGCAAGACGGTAGCTCTGCCAGTAGACCGGGGAGGCACGGGCGCGGTAAAAGCGGCAGACGCGAGAACCAACCTCGGGCTGGGAACGCTTTCAACCCAGAATACAGCACCTGTCGCAAACGGCGGTACAGGGGCAACTACAGCCGCAGACGCAAGGACTAATCTCGGCCTGGGAAACGTCGCGACCATGAACACTGTACCCGTGGCAAACGGCGGCACGGGCGCAACAACGGCTGCGGATGCAAGGAATAATCTCGGTCTGGGTAATGCAGCCACCTTTACTGTAGGTTCTGGTGCGAATCAGATCCCAGACATGAACTCATTTACTAAAGGAAGCGGCTGGCAGAAATTGCCGGGCGGGAAAATCCTGCAGTGGTTCCAGGTCACCACAAGTACGTCAGCGGCTGTTCAGGTAAGTTTCCCCATCCCGTTCATGTCCGGTGCCAATATGATTGTTGCCTCTCCTGTCGATGTGAATGTGCCTAACTGGGCGTCAGCAGCGATTTATAACGCCAGCTCATGCCTGGTTTCAGCGTATGACGGCAGCAAGGTTCGCGTCGCCACCACCGTTTATATCTTCGCCATAGGGGAATGATTGATGTACATGTACAGCGCCAAAAATAACGCTTTTTACCCCCTGTCACTGAAAGAAAATTACGAGGCCGCAGGTTCATGGCCCGATGACGGGAAAGAGGTAGATGAGGATGTATTCAGCACATTCACGAATGCACCGGCAGGAAAAACAAGGGTGGCGGGGGCAGACGGTTTGCCTGCCTGGGGAGATATTCCACCGCCTACAAAAGAGGAACTGGTGGCTGTGTCGGTAACGAAAAAAACAAACCTGATGGCTGCAGCGACGGTCGCAATCGATCCACTCCAGGATGCTGTCGATCTGGATATGGCGACGGATGCGGAAAAAGCGCAGCTGAACAACTGGAAGAAATATCGTGTACTGCTTAACCGTGTTGATACGTCTACAGCACCGGATATTACCTGGCCGGTGAGCCCGGTAGAGACATAATTTTTTGTTTCAATTAGACACAAACAGAAAAGCCTCTGACGTTAATCAGAGGCTTTTTCTTTGAGCCCAAAGTGCGCGTGCATTTCACGTGCATTATTTTGTGCTTTTTTTGTAGTGCCGTTGTCTCTGTGTAGTCTCGGAAGTCAGTCTACACGGGACTTTGTCCCTGTAACGTCCTACTATATGTGGCGGTGAGAGGGGGATTCGAACCCCCGATACGTTGCCGTATACACACTTTCCAGGCGTGCTCCTTCAGCCACTCGGACACCTCACCGCAAATTG